GGCAACCCCCTCACTATTATCATAAATTGTATAGTTAACAAACTTGCATTTAGAAAGTGTTGGAAAATACTCATGGTTACTCTTCCTTTTAATGAAGCTGTATACTTGGCTGTGTGTGGTGATGATAATGTCTTCTCGGTCCTTAAACATCTGACGCCTGTCTTTAATGAGTTTACTATAATTGAGCCCATGGCGCAACAGGGTTTCCTATATACCACTGAGTCCAAAGATGAACTCACGAGTTATGTTCCTAGAGGCTTGACAGAGGTCGAGTTTCTAAAAAGGGGATTCAGGTATTCACCTGAATTCCAGAGATGGATCTGTCCCTTTCGGCTTTCTACCGCACTTGCTTTGAGCTATTGGTACAGGAGAGGCGACGAGCTAATCCTTAAAGAGAAAGTTTGGCTCACTCTTAGAGAGTTGAGTCTACATGGAGAGGAGGTATTTAATAAATACTCGAAGCCTCTGCTAAAAGCATATGCTAAGCATACAAGAATGAGATATGGCTGGTTTCCTGCTGAAAATTACCTTGATGTTGTAGAAGACGTCTTCAAGGTTAGTATATCCAACCCCATAGAGTTTCCAATTCTAAAAACTGTCCAGATAAGACATAAAACTATCCCCATTGAGGCTAATGGTCCCCTTGCTTTACAGGACCATTCTGCTACTTTTCCTGAAAGTGGAATAAATGACTCTAAGCAAAGTCATAAAACTACAGCTAGGTACAGTCCGACCGTTCCCGTTCCGGTTAACGAACAGGCTTTTCATTGGACTAATCCATCCAATGAAGTAGTAACAAGGATTCCTGAAGAATTACAAATAAAGGAGGAAGGTGTTCACCCTCAAAAAAGTGAACAGTGCGACCCGGTGGCACAGACAACCGGTACAACCCAATTCCAAGAAGATGAAACCTGCACAGCAGTTGCAACATCAATTGGTCTTAAAAAGATTGAAGGTTTAGGACTGAGATCGAATTATACAGATAATTTTGTAAAGAAGTATTTGTCTCGACCTTATCTCCTGGCCTCAGGTGTGCTTGCCTCTACAGACACAGCCACTTTTGCAGATTACTCATACCCTTCTGCAGTAATGAGTCCTAGTATGTATTTAGAAAAGATTCGTGGACATTTGTACTTTAAAGGTACTGGAGTTTTCACTTTACGTGTCAATTCCACAAAGTTCCATTGTGGTCTATATAAAATGGCATTCGTCCATACAGGTGGGTCCCCTGCTCCAAATTGGTATAACATGCATATGTTGACTCAGCAGCAGAGATCGCAACTTCCAGGTGTGTTAATAGACGTATCAAAGGTTACTTCTGCTGAATTACGTATACCATTCGTGAATTCGTACAAGTCCATAGGTTTCGGTAATACGGTACCAGACTATTACGATTTCGGTAAACTTGTTTACTTCCCTCT